AACTTTTGTTTAGGGCTAATCCACCACGCCTTATCAAGCCATTCGGTTTGTTCGGATTTATTTGCTTCTAATTCTCCGTAAATTGAAATGTCGTAATCTACATAAAGATTTGTTCCTTTATAACCCCAATCAGTGTGTAATTTCCTATTAAGGTTTTCAGTCAATGCGTTAAGTAATGGGATGGCACAACGAAGTGTTAATGCCTTTTCCCCTTCTCTTTGATTGTTATAGGTCTTTGAATCGCTATCGTTTAAAAGTTGACTAGGTACTCCGTAGATATTACAAAGTGCTTTTAAATCCCATTTTTCCGATTCAATGATATTAAGTTCAACAGGGCTTAAACCGATTTGTTTCCAATCTACTTTATAACCTGATACTGCAATTGAGTTAAAGTTAGCTGAACCGCCTTTTTGACTTACTGCGGTTTTTAGTGCTTGTGCTTGTGCTTGTCCACTTGTAGGGTCAAACCTTTCATCGTTCATAAATAAAACTCCAGCAGGTCCACCATTTTGGAATGATGCAACGGCAGCGGTTTTAGCTTCGTTACTTCTTGTTAAGTTTTTGGCTGCTGCTCGTAGGGGACTTTGCCCATAAAGCTGTCCAGCAGTTACACCCCATTGTGGATTGAAGTATTTATCGTGTAAGATTTCTTTAGTATCAAATGACCACATTTGTCCGTAATATAACTGATACCCAGCTCTTGTTGGGGGGAACACATTGATATTTGCAATAATAGCCATATACTGACTAGGCAAAGCAAATAGTTCAAATGGTTTGCCCTGATTGTTTCCTGCTTCAATAAGTTTGCCATAAATAAAAGAATTACCTGTTATTAACTTAAAACCGCACCATTGTTCAACTAAATCACTCCAGCAATCTTCTTCATTAGGATATTTTAATAACTCGTTTAAGCGTTGGTCTCCTGTGTAAAGTTCGTATGCCTTTTTATGTAAAGTCTCAAGTTCTTTTAAGTTGATGTCTTTTTGTGCAGCTAAAGATTTGTATTTCTTTGCAGCCTTTTCATCTACAACCTTGTAAACGTGGAATGGTGCAATTTTAGCTTTGTCAGTAATTAGTTTAATGATTGAGTAAACTATATCGTTTGCTACATATCCATCATCAACAAAACTTCTTTGGTCTGCTCCTTGCCAAGTAACTATACCCCTTTCAATTGCTATTTGGGAGTTCATTGGAATTGTTGGAAATAGTGTGTTAATCTTCTTTTTAGTGAAGATGTCAAATAAACCCATATTATTAGAATTTAAACAAAGTTAAAGAAATTTAAGTTAAAATACACTTACTGCAAATTTAGGTTTTGTCAAATGAGTAAATACTGCGTATCGTGAAGCATCCAAAGCATCATCATTTGCTTTAACAGGTTCTTCAATTACATTATCGTTTTTATCCTTTTTCCATTTGTAAGACATAAATTCCCTTTTAAGATTTTGACTATGAAAGTGAATGTTTATAGGATAAGATTTCATTTTAACTATTCCTGCCCATACATCTTTTTGAGCAGGTTTAATATTAAATCCTTGTCGGTAAAGTTCCTCTATTGATTTCGGTTCTGCTGCATCTGCGTAGATGGTTGCTCGTTCTGGTACTTTCTCTTTTATCAATCTTGTAAGGTCGGATAGTGTAAGCCCACTTTGATAAATGATTTCCTCAAAGTAGTTTTCTCCTTCGTGATGGGTAACCTTTATTAGTGCAGCTGGGTGAACATATCCAAAGTCAAGACCATAGAATACATCTCCTTCAGGTGCAGTGTCGTATTGTTTCCATTGGGTGTATATTAGTTCTTTTGCTGCACCTCGTTCTCCTAATCCGTAAACCTTCCACATAAAGTCATCAGGCAGGTTTTTATACTGTTCAATGTTCTTTATTTGTGATTCGGATAGGTTAGGCAGGTTGTTAAGGTAGGTAGAATGAATGCGTTTGTTTTCAGGATTGTCGGCTATCTCGTAAACATAATTTATAAAGTCAGCAGGATTCCAATCAAGGAATACCTTGCCTGTGGTTCGCATTAGTAATTGGTCGTATAAAGTTCTTTTTATTAAGTTGGCTTCGTTTATGAATAGAACATCCCTTGCTGGTCCTCTTGCCTTGCTTTCATCTTCTAATCCGAATAGTTCAATGTAAGACCCATTTGGGTAAGTGTATATAAAATCGGAAAAGCTAAAGTCATTGTCCATCCATAAACCCCAATTCTCCATTATGGATTTAAAATCCCTATAAACTCCACGCTTGATATGTGGAAGGGAATGAGAAACAATTGAAATCCTAGTCTTTGGATTGTTATAGGCTATTTCAATCAGTAACTGAACAATGGAATAAGACTTTGAACTCCTTGTGCCACCTTCATTGCAAATGACAGGATAATTGCCTTCATACGCTCTTTTGTTGGCAAAGAATACAGGTGTTGCATTAATCTTCAATTGGTTTGCATCGGTCATCTTCTTGTATTACTATTTGAACGTTACCTTGTATGTTTGCGTTGATGTCGGTTGTTTGTTTTGCTCTGCCTTCTAATCTATCAAGTATTTCCTGATAAGCCTTTAAATCGGATTTCATTGCCTTTGCAATTATCTTCATATCTAACTGTTCAGCTATTGTAAACTCCTCATCTTCGCCTGTAACAGGGTTACGCACTTTGGTAACAAGTTCAAGTAAACGCAGTAAACGAGTTCTTGAATTAGGAACTCCTTTAGGTCTGCCATTAGGGTTTGCAACTTCCCCTTTTTTAAATGGGGTTAAATTTTGTTCATTAGCCATAATCTCACTATTGTTTCACTATTTTACAAAGTTACACCACAATTCGGACAAGTCGTACCTCCGATGGCATTGTCCTTTGGTTGTTCTATATCATTTGCGAATGCTGGTATATCTAATCCCCAATTATCAAGGTCTTGTATATTCCATTCGTTTGCCAATAAATCAAAATCCCAATCGCCTGTGCTAACATTATCACGAACAATAAATTGCTTCTTTTGTTCTTCGGTTAAGTTGTTAGCGTGAATAACAGGAACATCGGCAAGACCAGCTTCTATACAAGCACGATACCTTTGGTTACCACCTAAAATGACATTTTTCTCATCAATAACTATTGGTCGCAAACCTAACATTTCAGGAAACTCCTGAATTGACTTAACCAATAATTTAAATTTAGCATCTCTGCAAATTCTAGGATTGTTTGGGTTTGGTTTGATTTCGTTTATTAACATTATCGGTTCTTTGTTGGTGTTCTAATGGATGCTGATTTAACAACTTTATTTACAATTAGATTATTGTAGCTAATTTCTTTTTTACACTTGCATTTGATGGTGTGTTCCTTTATGGAACTTTGCCAAACATAGTCCTCAATAATTATTCCACATTTGCACTTGTATTCTCTTTTACAAAATGTATCTTTCATTATCCTTGTCCTCTTGAAGGTTTTGGTTTTGGGGTGTGTTTATTGTAAGATTTCTTTGCTCTACCTTTTTTTCTTGTGCCAAAGTTTACCTTTCCAGCTGCGTTTAGTTTCGCCATTATTTATACTTTTCAATTAATTCGTTAAGTTCATTCCTTGACCATTTCTTTATTAGCCTGTGTTGGCTTTCTAGGTGTAAAACCATTCGTTCGCCTATTTTATCAATTAGGTTTCTGCGATAGCCTATCAGGTGGAATTGGTCAAATCCATTGCAAGATTTACATTCTCCGTTGACATTGTACTCATCAAACCTTAATGCTGAACTACCCTTAACAGGTACATAATGCCCAGCATCCATACTTTCATAATCTCTAACCTGACCGCAACTAATACAAGTAAAATAGCCATCTTGACTATCTCTAGTCCTTATGTAGCGGTTAAATATTTGTTGAGCCTTTGCGGTTAATCTTGGTATTGATTGTAAAGCCATAATGCAAAATTAGGGTTTTATAGTACGAAAAACAACTATTCGGTCTTTATGGGTAAATCGTTTCTTATTGACTGGGTTTAAGGATTGTTTGATTTGGTATTCATTTACACCTGTTATTCTTTTAGCGTAGGATATGGATTTAAATATTATTTCTTGTTTTGTGTCTAGGTATATCATTCTCACTGGCTGCGAGTTCTCTGCTCCATTCATTTGCTATGTCGTTTAGTAATCTTGTTAATGGAATTAAAAATCCTTTGGAACTGTTATTATCACCTCCGTTTTTAAGGAATAAGTTTTCTTTGTAATAAACCCTACAAACTTGTTTTAGTGCTTTAGTTGGGAATATAAAAGATATATCAAGTTCATCTATTCTATAAATCCAATACTCTGCGGTGGTGGTTGCTAATCCGCTGGGCTTACCTCTTGATTCGTATTCAAAGAATAAGTTTCCTGTTTTGTGTATTAGCCTATCGTTTTTTACTTCAATATGTTTACCATCGGAAAACATATAATTTATTAAATCTTCGGCTTTTTCTCCAAAGTTTAGGTCGTGTGTAAAGCTGGATGAATATTTCATTTTATTAATCGTTTTATTTCGTAGTATAAATCAAATGTTCCCAATATCATTATGGCAAGTATAAAGCCAATAAATATCCTTGTAAACTCAATTGTCAGTTTAAATAGTTCTTTCATTTCTTTTTTGGTTTGTTATAACTTTTTTAAATGTTTGTTCCTTTCTTTTATCGGTCATATAAAGACCTTTTATTTGTTCTTTAAACTTTGCCTTTTCTTGCGGTGTGATGTCAGGATGGTATTTGATTCGTACTAATACATCTTCTGCTGGTATATAATTCTCTATCATCTATTATTTTTTAATTGCAATATTTTTTTACTGCATTGATAATTTTGTATTCTTGTTTCATTCATTGCCCATTGTTTTTTATCTCTATGCCATTCTTTCTTTTTCATAGATAATGCAATTCTATTTTGTTGTTCAGTTTTATTTTCAATTATATCATACATACACTTTCCAATATTCCATTTTTTATTTTTATCAAACCTT